CTGTTAATGGCGTGTACTGCTTGAGTGTCCAGCGCACGAATTTTTGCAGACAATGCATCAAAATTCATACCATAATAATCTCCTGCTGGGTCCACTCGATATTTTAGTATGTCATAGAGTATTTCTTTAACCTCAGGTAGTAGCAAATCAAATTCATGCGGTGGTGGTGGTGGTGGTGGTGGTGGTGGTGGTGGTGGTGGTGGTGGTGGCGCCGGTGGTGGCAGATATGAAGTCTCGTCCTCTAGTTCCCATTCATTCATGTTATATTCTTTGTTGACAATAGTCGGTTAATAATCTTTCTTTGTGCCAATCTTCTGCAAAGTCGCCGGCATCAGCAAACTCATGAAAGCAAGGTGTGCCCAAGGTGTAGTGTACCAGTTTTGCCAAGGGGTTCCACTCGTACTCAACATCTAACCAGTTCCACTCGTTGGGCAGTTCACCAATGCGTTCATCTTCTAGCCAAGTGAATCTGTGTAATTCTGCACCTGTTGATTTTTGCACAAACTCCGGTGTTAGTTTGCGATTGGGAAAACTACTACAGTTCCACAAGATCACGCTTGACCAGTTTTTACGTGGATAGTCTTCGTTTTTTGACCCAAGATACTTTTCAGTCATGCGTGTTTTATAGTCGTGCTTGACAACCATGACATCTTTAAAGGGATTTTGTAAGTTCCATAGTTCCACAATATCGCCACGTAGAATCATGTCACCATCAATGAATATTGCCCAGCCTTGGTAGTCCATCAAGTGTGGTACAAGGAAACGGCTGTAGATAAATTGATTGCTGCCGTCGGTGTGTGTTTCATCATAGTCTCGGAACAAGTTTAATGCCACTGGTATGATAGCCACTGGCTGACTGGCATGTCTAATGATTGAATTCACGCATGTATGATATGCAATTGCTTCTCGTGGATCATATCCCACAAATACTGGAATGGGTTTCATTTTTTACGTATTATGTCATCTTCAACACAGCGTTCACCGTATTGTATTTCAATCAACTTCAAGGGTTGATCAGTTTCGTTGCACAACTGATGCCATTCGTTGACTTTGATAAAAGTATGTTCGTGCATGGTGAGACTGCACTTGACTTCTTGATCAGTGCTGGCCTCATCTAAGGTATACACTGTGGCTTCGCCTTCGGCCACAAACCAAAACTCTGCGCGGCTGTCATGCCTTTGCATGCTCAAGCAAGTTTTGGGCATTACTGTAAGTTCTTTGAGTTTGGTGTTGGCACCAACTTCGTGCAACACACGATAGTATCCCCAGGCGCGGTCAGTTTTAGGCGTTTTCCATTCTGTCAGTATCCATGAACTTGAATTCATTTTGTTCTCACCGCCCACACCAAAGCGGAAGTCCACGTCGTCAAACACCATTTCAGGTATGTTGTCAGCAGTACGGTCCCCGCCATTGGCAAAGATAAACTTGGTTCTAGGCACAGTATAATATGTACGAGCAACACGTATGGCTTCTATAGCAGTGTTGTCGTCATCATTAAATTCAATCACACGATCTACCATGCTCAGATTTTCAATAATAGCTCGTCGCTCACTGGCAGGCATAAAGGGTCGACCCTTTTTACGAGTGAGCCAAGCATCACTGTTGATGCCAACCACAAGCCTATCTCCCAGTGCCCGGGCTGCTTCAAAATAGGCAATGTGTCCTGAATGTAGCGGATCAAACCCGCCGGTGACAATTACGATTTTCATGCGGGTATTTATAGGCGCAGATAACTCAGATCAGCTTTATTTCAACTGTACTGCGTTTTTTACTGTAAGCTGATACCACATCCACTATTTTGAACCCGTCTACACCTACATAATTGCCCACTGTACCTTTGGTGCGTACATCCAATATAATACGTGTATTTTCGTGTGAATGTCGACGCATGAGATCTATGTAAGTTTTTACAGGGTAGTGGTGCCCGCAACTGAGCCAGGATGTTATCACGTCAAATTTCACATGTTCAGGTATGTTGATGTTGTTGGCATTGATCAAATGATAATTTTTTGTGCCAAGTTCTTGAAGTTTTGCATCCAAAAAATCAAAACTGTGATAAAAGTACAAAGCATCAGCACTGGTGTTCCAATTGCCATAAGATGCTGATTCGGGCTTGCTGTCATTTTGTTGTTGATCACCATCTAACAACCATAATTCTGTGCCGTATTTCTCTCCAAACCAACGGGATTCCCAGGCAAAGCCACATCCTATGTCCAACAACTTACCAACGGGCTGAGACAAGTATGCATCAACTGTTTCAAAGTTTTCTTGTCGCTTGGCAATGTATTTTTCTGTGGTCCATTTTCTAGCCCACTGTGCTGAATCATCTGCACCTTTGTCAGGATTGTCTATGTATGAGTTCATAGTGTTATATATGAATGATGTACCAACCACCAGAACGTTACCCAGGCTTCAAAAAAGAATAGTAGAAAAAAAATTTCCATTTCTTCTAGATCTTGTTGCCAACGTTGTTCGTCGGTCATGTCATACCGTGATATCTTCCATGCCTGCGGTGCGCAAGCGGACCACGTGGCCCATTTGCCATTGTTTGGTGTCCAGACCTTTCATGATGCCCAGCCAGCGATTGCGTAGCAGTGCCACTTCGTTAATGATGGTTTCAAAGTCCACAACTTCTTCTTCGCCGTCCACGTACTTTTCAGCGTCACGTGCTGTGAGCGCACGAGCATAACCTTCAAGATATTTCTTGAAGTGTCGAGTACGGATTTTGCGTAGTTGAATGTTGAGATAGTTCAACACAGCTTCAATTTCTTGTAGCTGGTTGAACCTATGCTCAGTTATGCCCGGTAGGGCAGTGATGTTCTTTTCTACTAGTCCGCCAATTTTGCAGTCACGCTTGGCTTCAAGCAACTCTGACTCAAAGTGTGCAATGAAGTCAGGTATGTTGCCAAGGTCGGCAACTACTCGGCTATACCACATCAGTAGTCATCTTCTTTGTTGTAGTTGTCCTCGTCATCAAACTCTTCTTCCTCTTCTTCCTCTGCATAATCCTTGTCGTTGTCTAGATACGCAGTGAGAGCTTTCTTGATGTCTGAATCGCCTTTGAATGCGTCCCGGATTTCGTCTACGTCATGGTCATGATCAATCAGGATAGCCACAATGCTTTCGGCTGCATCCATGCGATCTACCACGTTGACATATCGTTTTAGTTCGCCCCAAATTTCGCTTGCTACTTCTGCTGACATTTTATTCCTCCGTTGCGTCGGCTGTACTTACCTCTGTTTTGATGTTCTTAAAGTCTATCATGACTTTGTCCAAGCAACCATCGTCGTTCTTTTCCCATGCTTTGCGGAACTTCTTGATAATCTCACCGTCGCTTGTGGTAAACACCAGGCTGTTGCCTTCACGCTTGAGCATTTCTTTCTTCTCAATCAAGTCAACAAGACCACTGTAAGGACTCATACCTGTTGTGTAAGGAATCTTGACTTGCACACCTTCAAACGGCTTGGCATAGCGTGTTTTCATAACTTTACAGCCTGCACGAATACCATTGACGTCTGACACTTTGTTGCCGTCCTCGTCCTCTTTCAGCTTCATCTTCTTCATGGCCACCACAATTGAACTGGCGTAAATGAAACCTTGACCACCGGAGATTTTATCATCGGGGTCAAACATGTCCTGGCTTGCGTATGTGTGGTTGGTACAAACCAAGCCCACATTGTAACTACCAAACATGTTCACACAGTTACGCACCAATGCTGTGAGAGCTTTGGGTTTACGACCCAGGTCACCCTTCATTTCGCCAGCATCAAACTGGTTCACGTCTGTGGGAGTCAACAACATGCCCAAGCTGTCAATCACAAACATGACCTTGGGACGTTCGCCCTCGGGCAGTGCTTTGTAGTCACTCATGAATGTGGAGATGGTTTTTGCCACATCGTCAATCATGGCCATGCTAAGTTTTAGCAGTTTGCTTTCACTGGTGTCCACACCCAGTGCTTTGAGCCAGTCCTCGTCAAGTGCGTTCTCACTGTCAATCAACACCACAAAGATACCTTGCTCTTGTGCGTTCTTCACAATGTTGCCTGAGCAAATGTAACTCTTGCCTGCGCCTGAGTCACCAGCAAACACTGTGACCTTGCCTAGGGGAATGCCACGATTGAAGTCGCCTGAGATCAAATAGTTTAAGGCATAGTTGCCTGTTGAGATCCAGTCTGTTGGATCATTGAAACCGATGCTTAGTCCATCGATTGATTTTGTAATTTCTTTACGGAATTTTGAAACGTCAAAGGGTTTACCCATGAATCACCTATTATTTTTAAAGAACACAGAGGGAGAGCCCCTCTGTGTGATTGCTGTCAATTACTTGGCTTGACGGCTACGAATCATGGCCAGGATGTCCTGAGCGTTTTGTCCTGAGGCTGCAGGCTTGGCCACAGGTGCGGCTGCCACCGGAACATCGTCTTCGTCAAAGTCACTTGCTGGTGCAGATGCTGCCACTTTGAGTGCAGGCTTGGCTGCTGGTACTTCGTGTGCGTCTCCATGCCCGTCTACAGCATGTGTGCTGCCTCCCGGTGCTTGTACACCTGCGGGACGGAAGTACTGACCCCAGCGTTCTGTGTCGTAAGGTTGTCCATCCACTGAAGCCTCAAACATCTCTTTGATCACTTTGAGTTCAACATCACCTGGCTTCTTGGGCAGGAATGTGCTCAAGTCAAACAAGCCATGTGTGGCAATTGCGGCTTGTTCGGCTTCGGTCAATGCCGACTCTTTACGTGCCCACTTGCTTGTGCTGTAGTCAGCAAAGCCACCTTTGGCAGTTTTACTGACGCGGAAGTCCAAGCCACGCAGGGTGTCTGTGGGCATTTCTTC